ATATTTTGCCAACGGAACACCTTATGTAAGCAACAACGGAAAGATGACAAGCGTTAGACGGTTGTTTTCTGGTTTGTTAAACAAGGATTTTGTAGCAGGTGGGTTTATCGTGCCAAAGTGCGACAACCACCGATGTATCAATCCAGATCATGCCATACGCTTAAGTCGCTCCAAAATGTCGTCACGCAATGGAAAACGTGCGGTTCAAAGCATTGCAAAAAGGCTTAAGATTCAAAAGTTTAAGCAACAAACCGAAGGTAAATTGTCATGGGACAAAGTGGATGAGATACGAGCCACCAATGTGCCTTCGAGAGTTCTAGCTGAAAAATTTGGGGTAGACAAGTCGTTGATTTGCAGGGTACGCACTGGACAGGCTTGGAAACGGATAGAAAACAACATTTTTGCGGGGTTGCTATGACACAAATTGAAATTATTTTTTTGGCAATAGAAGCTGGATTTACAGAACAAAATGTATCTGAAACAAGTGGGGAACAAACATGAATTATGAAGCATGGATTGCCGAGAAGGTGAATAGCGGCAAAGAGGCGACCATCAGTTTGGGTTTGCTTGAAAAATTAATGTACGAGCCTTCGATCAAGCACTGGATTGAGAGCACAGCCAAAAAGTTGGGCTGCAAAGCCACTATTCATTGGAAAAGCGATGTAGTGACCTTTTACCCAGTGAGTGCAATATGAGTTTCATTGCTTTTGCACGAGCTTACAAAGTTTTAGACAAAATAAGGAGCATGAAGTGAGAAAGCAGTGCCGAAGGAAAATTTGGTCAACCGATATTGATGTGATTGCTCACGCTATCGCTGGCGCAAGCATCACAGACAATGCAAGCCTAAACAAGCTGCGTTTGGCTGAATTGTCAGCTTTGGAAGCCATGCGAATGGGTCAAGGCACAGTTGACGATTGGCGTATGCTGGTTGACCTCATGAATATCTGCGAGACATTTGCCAAAAGCGGCATTGGCCCTGAAGCCCTGCCAGACTGCAAATTAGCCCAAGAAAGCCTACATAAAGCCGCTTTAAGGTACGAAGCCACCGAGCGTATGGGTTTGGATGGGCAAGGCATCAAAGCGTTGCAAAACGTGCGGGAATGGCATGATTTACAGCGTACAAGCGTAGCAAGGTCGGTTTACGAGCGCATGATTGAAAAAACCCGCAACAACATCCGTTCACACGGCAAGGATGTGGTGGTGATATGAAAGTTCAAATTGGAGACGCAACGCTGTACTTAGGCGATTGCATGGACATTCTTCCGACCTTAGACAAGGTTGATGCGGTGATTACTGACCCGCCTTATGGCATCAATGAAAACAGCAAAAAAGTGGCAAGTCGTGGAAAACTTGCTGCGCCTAAAGATTATGGTGATTTTGATTGGGACAAAGCGCCACCCCCTGACGAATTGATTGAACTGATACGCACAAAAGCACAGTTTCAGGCTTTTTTTGGTGGTAATTACTTCACTTTGCCACCTACATCATGCTGGCTTGTTTGGGATAAATTGAACGGAGACAATGATTTTGCTGATTGCGAACTTGCTTGGACAAACTGGCCTAAAGCTGTAAGGCGTTTGCAATGGAGATGGAACGGAATGATTCGCCAAGGAAATGAGGAGCGTTACCACCCAACGCAAAAACCAATAGGCGTAATGAAATGGGTTATTGAACTTTGCCCAAAAGCTGAAACAATCCTAGACCCATTCATGGGAAGTGGCACAACAGGCGTGGCAGCTATTCAAATGGGTCGCAAATTCATTGGTATTGAGCGTGAACCAAAGTATTTTGAGATTGCTTGCAAGCGCATAGAACAAGCCAGCAAGCAGATTGATATGTTTGTTGACCAACCAAAACAAGAACAAGTAAGTTTTTTATGACTGCCAGACCAAAGTTTAATTACTTCCGTAGCAAGCAGCACCTGAAAAACGTAGCGTCACTGCCTTGCCAAATTTGTTATGCTGAAGGCAGAACACAGGCAAGCCATTCAAACCAAGCTAAACATGGAAAAGGCCGTTCGCTTCGTGCTAGTGACGAGTACACGGCTGCATTATGTGTTGAGCATCATTACGCAATTGACCAAGGTTCAAGCCTTACGAAACAACAGCGAGTTGATATGTGGAATGAAGCACATCAAAAAACAGTTTGCCGCCTTGTTGAGCAAGGCTTGTGGCCTAAAGAGATAATGCCTTAGAACTTACGCATATTTGGCAAAGGTGCGTCTTTTTGTGAGTTACGTTCGTGGCTCATGTGCATGGGGTGAGCGTGGGCAGCGTCAGTTTTTTCATGTTCACGCAGTTCTTTTTCCAAACCCATAACCTCACGGCGCTCTTTTTTGTACTCACGTTCGATAACGTAGTTTGAAGGTTCACGGTGTTTGGGCTTTTCAGCTTTAACAGAAAATTTGGTTGCCATTGGAAAAACTCCTATAATGTGTGTGCCGATTATGGCAAATTTTTCTTTGCAAAGGAAATTGAAAATGGGTTATCCAAATATGGAAAAAGAGCCAAAAGGCGCTAAATCAAGCGACCGTACTGGCGAAAAGAAAATTCATGTGTCTAAAGTTGACCGTGAAGCCTACGAGCCTGGCGTGTCTGGCGAGAAAATGCCTAAAGGTGTTTTGTCTAGCGATACATCTGGCGAGCGTAAAGCTAAGATTGTTGGTGGCGTTGCTATGGGCAAGGCTGACAGCATCGGTTCACGCGATGGCTCACACATGGGTCGCGTTGATGGTCGTTGCGGCGAGATGAACACTGGTTCGTCTGAAAAAGTCGTGTACGATCACAAACGTAGCGATTACGGTAAATAATGCGAAACCCCAAGAGTCAGTCGGGACTCAAGGGGCTTCTAGGCACAACAAAAAGAGGTTGTCATGCTTGGTGAACATTGTAAGTCTTGTATCTACTTCAAAGATACAGAAAGAGGCTCATTAGGAGTCTGTCGGCGTTTCCCAGCCCACCACAATAAAAGTCGTGAGGATTGGTGCGGTGAATTCAAAGCTGAAATGCTGGCGCTGCCTGTTGTAGATATGCAACGCAAGCCAGGTCGCCCAAAGAAGGAGGTACAGAATGTACAAACCTCTGAAGGATAAAGTCATTGTCAAGCCTGAGAAGCGATTTACATCTGAATCGCTGGATTTGAGCATGATGGCTGGCGCGGAAACTACTGGATATATTACCGCCGTGGGTGATGATGCTGCGGCGCATGGCTTAAATGTGGGCGATAAAGTACACTTTGGCACGATTGCTGACACATACAAAGACGAGTATTTGAAGTATCACGACTTCAAAGAAAACGGTGAACGCTATCTGGTGATGAGTTGGCAAGATATTTGCTTTGTGGAAGAAGCATGAACGAAGCCTACAAGTTATTGTGGTTTCACGACTGCGCTGTAAAGCAAATGGAATGGCTGAAAGCGAACGGTGGCAGCTATGAGATGGTTGAATCGTTCAAAGAGTTTGTGAACAGTTACGCAACAAAGATCAAGGAGATCAAAGATGCCGTTAATCAAGAGCAAATCAGACAAGGCGTTCAAAGAGAACATCAAAGCGGAACTGAAAGTAGGCAAGCCAAAGGCTCAAGCTTTAGCGATTGCGTATTCAGAAAAGCGGGAAGCTGCCAAGAAGCCTAAAAAGAAATAAAATCGGGTAAACCGAGGATTTCTATGCCATTTCTATCAGACCTATTAAATTCTGCAACGCAAAAAGCGACTAATTTTGTTCAGCATCCAGGACAAAGTTTGATTGATTTGGCTAATTCTGTGAATGAAAGAGCCAAAGCGCAAAACGCTCAAGAAGATGCGGAATTACAAGAATTTTTACGAACTAAAAAACTTAATGGCCCTATTCAAATGAAAGGTGCATTAGAGTTAGCGCAAGGGTACAACCCCGCTGGCATGACTGTTTGGCATGGTTCGCCTTATAAATTTGCGGCATTTGACCCTACCAAAATTGGTACAGGCGAAGGCGCTCAAGCATATGGGCATGGTTTGTATGTTGCTGAAAATAAAAAAACAGCACAAGATTACATGAAAATAGAGCCAGCAGGTTCATCTGCTGCTCCTAGAAGAACTTTACTAGGCCAAGAGGTTGAAGTTGGCACACCAGAATACAAAGTCGCACAGCTTGTTGATGAACTCGGTTTGTCTAAAGCAAGAAAGTTTATATCTGATTGGTCTAAAAATCCAACGCCTGACAGGGTTGATTTTGTTGGAAAAGCAAGTGATGTAATTCAAAATGTGACCAAAAAGGCTGATGCTAAAAATCTTGGTACAGGCAATTTGTACAAAATTGATTTGCCAGACGAACACATTGAAAAAATGCTTGATTGGGATAAGCCGTTAAGTGAGCAACCACAAGCAGTTAAAGATGCTTTGAAAGACTTGCCTCATCGTGGGTCTGATTGGACATACGGAACAACTATTGAATCAATAGATGCTGCTCCACATTTAAAAGAACAAAGTTATGGAATGAACCCAACAGGTCAAGAAATTTATAACAATTTGGGTAAATCTATGATGGTTGGTAACAATGCCAAAGGTCAAATAGAGGCTTCAAATACATTAAAACAACTAGGCATCCCAGGCATTAAATATTTTGACCAAGGCAGTAGAGGCGCAGGACAAGGTTCACGTAACTTTGTTGTATTCCCTGGCAACGAGCATCTTTTAAAAATACAAGATATAAACGGAAACCCCATTAAATGACCGAAGTAAAACGCCCAGTAGGTAGACCAAGCCTCTATGACCCCGCATATTGCGAGAAGGTCGTGGAATTGGGCAAACTGGGTAAATCCGTAGAGCAAATATCGGCGATTCTTAATGTATCGTTAAGAACAATGTATTCATGGCGTGACTTACATGAAGAATTTTTGCACGCCTTGGAAGATGCAAAGGCTTATGAGCAAGCATGGTGGGAAGATCAAGCGCAGAGTTACATGGTTGAGGATAAAGAAAGCGCAAAGCTGAACTCATCATTGTGGTCAAGAAGCATGGCGGCACGATTTCCCAAGAAGTATCGTGAGAGCGTGAAGCAGGAAATTACAGGGGTGGATGGTGCTCCATTGCTGACAGGCATCAAAGTCACATTCGTCAAGCCTAATGAGTGACGTAAAGACCGCCATTGCTAACGCACAGTTTCCAGCCAAGCTGGAGTGCTTATTCAACCCTAAGAATTCCCGCTATCGAGTGCTGTATGGCGGTCGTGGTGGGGCTAAGTCATGGGGCGTGGCTAGAGCATTGCTAATTAAAGGCGCTCAAGCACCGTTGCGGGTTCTTTGCGCTCGTGAGTTTCAGACTTCTATCAAGGATTCAGTCCACAAATTGCTGTGTGACCAGATCGCTGATATGGGTTTGGCTGGCTTCTACGAGATTACCGAGAAGTCCATCAAAGGCAAGAACGGCACAGAGTTCTTTTTTGTTGGCCTACGGAACAACGTGGTTAACGTCAAATCCATTGAGGGCGTGGATGTGTGTTGGGTGGAAGAAGCGCAGACGGTAAGCCGCAATAGCTGGAATGTGCTGATTCCTACCATTCGTAAGGAGCAGTCCGAGATTTGGGTGACGTTCAACCCTGAACTAGAGACTGACGAGACTTACCAGCGGTTTGTGGCTAATCCACCTGCTAACGCCATTGTCCAAAAGATCAATTGGTCGGATAACCCTTGGTTTCCTGATACGCTCAAAGACGAGATGCTGACGCTAAAGTCACGCGACCCTGCGGCGCACAGAATCGTTTGGGAAGGCTTCTGCCGCATGACGGTGGATGGCGCTATCTTTGGCAAAGAAATGCAAATGGCTGAGTTGGACAACCGAATCACTAACGTGCCATACGATGCCTCTAAGCCTGTACACGCCGTGTTTGACTTGGGTTGGGCAGATATGACCTCAGTTTGGTTTGTGCAGTTTATCGGTATGGAAACCCGCCTGATTCGCTACATTGAGGTCAACCAAACCACAATGACGGACATTCTGGCGAAAATGCAGACCTACGGCTATCTTTACGATACCCTGTGGTTGCCACACGATGCCCAAAATAAGACGCTGGCATCGTCAGGGCGCAGTATTGAGGACATTGTGAGGGCAGCAGGCTACAAGACTAAGGTTTTGGAGCGTGTACCTGTGGTGGATTCAATCAACGCTGCAAGAACGATATTTAGGTCGTGTTATTTTGATAGAGATAATTGTGCCGAAGGGTTACAATGCCTCCGACACTATCGTTATGAAGTTGACTCCGAGACAGGCCAATTTAGCAGAACGCCTCTCCATGACCATTACAGTCACGGTGCAGACGCATTTAGATATATCGGGTTAATGGTGAACGAGCCTAGAGGCAGGCAGCGTCAAAAATCTGTGCCGCAGAACTATGGCGGCGCACACTCTTGGATGGGTAATTAAATGGCTGAATTCAATGAAAGCTCTTTGAGCGATTACGACCCTCGAATTGACGAGGCTATCCAGTTTTTGCGTCTGGCTAACGATGCCGACACAATGAATCGCCAAGAAGCATTGGAAGATTTGAAGTTTGTCAACGGCGATCAATGGCCTGTTGAACTGCAAAACAGCCGCAACCTCGAATCTCGCCCTGTGCTGACGATTAACAAGCTGGATGGTTATTGCCGCCAAGTGGTCAACCAGATTCGCCAGCAACGCCCTCGCCCCAAAGTGCATGGCATGAACAGCCAAGCAGACGAAAAAACCGCGCAAGTCATCCAAGGCATCATTCGCCACATTGAAGCCAATTCCAATGCTGATAATGCCTATGACACAGCCACAGATTACGCTGTTCGCATGGGTTGGGGTTATATTCGTCTGCGTACTGATTACGTGAGTGACGACTCATTTGACCAAGAAATCTACATTGAGCCGATTGATAACCCATTTACGGTCTATTACGACATTAACTCAATCATGCCTGATGGGTCTGATGCAGAGCGTTGTTTGATTACAACAATGATGCGTAAGGCTGATTTCAGCAAGCTCTACCCTGATGCCGAAGTCACATCGTTCACACAACGCGGCACAGGCGACAGCCAATCGGAATGGATTACCAAAGAGGATATTCGCCTTGCTGAGTATTACTACATGGTGCGTGAACGTGCCAAACTGTATATGCTCAGTGACGGTTCGGCTACTTTTGCGACTGACAAAGACTTCTTTAAACGCCTTGAGAACATGGGCATTGAGATCATTGACGAGCGCGAATCGGTCAAGAAGTCGGTCAAGTACTGCAAGCTGACAGCTAACGAGATTCTTGAGGAAGGCAAATGGGCGGGTAAATACCTACCCATTATTCCTGTTTACGGTCGCCATGTGATTGTGGGCGATAAGCGCAAGAAGTTTGGCATGGTGCGTCACGCCAAAGATGCACAACGTATGTACAACTTCTGGCAAACCTCATTGACTGAATCGGTCGCCCTTGCGCCCAAAGCCAAGTGGATTATGGCTGAAGGCCAAGATGAGGGGCATGAAAACGATTGGGCACAGGCCAACATCAAGTCATTCCCGCTGTTGCGCTACAAACAGACGGATATTGACGGTCGTCAAGCGCCACCACCTACCCGCTTGCAGCCAGAGCCACCTCCTGCTGGCATTTTGGAGGCCACAGGTCTGATTGACCAAGATATTAAGGTCTTAATGGGTGTGTTTGACCCTGCTCAACTGAAGCAAGGCAACATCTCAGGCAAGGCTTTAAACGGTCAACAACAGCAAGTCGACCTCAACAATTTTGACTTTTACGACAACCTGTGTAAATCGCAGGCTCAAGTGGCTCGTGCCATTCTTGACCTTATCCCCAAAATTT